TAGAGTGCCACCAGTGTTTAAACGCACGACATCACCGTAAAAAATTGATGTGCCAGAGTTTTGAGCAATGGGGATTAAGCGAGTTGAACCAGCAAATACCTGACCACCGATCAAATTGATCGGCTGAAACCCGTATGGGCCTGAAACGGTAGGATAAGCCATTTATAACTCCTAATTAAAATTAACCTTTACCAAAAGTCACCGAAGATTTTTTCTCGTTAAAGAGAGGCATCCTTGGGTCATTTTGGCGCATAAGATTATTGTCTACAGCATCCATCTGATTTTCGGCTTGAACTTGATAATGGTTATTACGTTGTTCAACGAACTCTTCTGGAGTTTTGCAAAGCAACAATCCGCCAACCTCAATGTTGTCTTTAAAACGACTATTGGGGTCAACTAGCAGTTGAAACTTTGGTTGTTCTTCAATACGTACAGGCTCCCAACCTTCTCTTAGTTTCCCAGAGAGATTGCGAGGATCCGCTTGATTCAATGTTGAAATACGAATCCATCTATACGCATACCCAGCCTCTTTATCAGGCTCAGGGAGCAATTCTGCTGGCGCCCACTGCTTGGGACGTTCGCTGGTTGCACGGGTATCTAATTCGCGAGCAAGTTTATTTGTAGCCATCTTTTTAAGCCTCCAGTTTTTGCATTTCACGAGCATATTGCTCAGGGGTCAAACCAAGTTTTTTGGCTAACGCCACCTGGCTTGCTTTTAGCACAATTCGTTTAGACGCCGTGCTTCGCGTTGCTGGTGCAACTACTGGTGCTGATCTAGCTTCAGTGCGCTGACTGGGCTTGTCGCCCCCAGACTGCGTTTCTACTTCTAATTCGTCCAAAAAATTTTCGGGAAATCTTTTGCGCATAGTGTTATCTATGCGTTTAAAATACTCTTCGGTACCAATATAACCTTTACCAAATTCTTTTTCAAGCTTTGCATGCGTACCCAAAGCCAAAGCAGTCATCTCTTCATCGGGTCCGTACCAAGTGTTACTTTCGAGCCACTTAGAAGTTAACGGGTCGATCTTAGGATTTTGCTGAGCCTGAGTCGGTTGTTGATACGTTTGTAACTCATTTTCTTGGTTTTGTAAAGAGGGTCTAAAGTTTTTAGCTTTATCTTGGTTCAAACTAGCTTGAGTAAGTTTTTGCTGAGCTTCAACAATTCGCTCTGAATCTCCTGAGTCATAAGCATCACGATAAACTCGTTTTGCCATTTCTAATTCAGTTTCAGCCGCATTCTGGATTGTTGAAACATACTGTCTTTCACCCTCAGACAGCGTAGACTTAAGTCTTTGATTTTCTTGGGCAATTTTCTGAGCAAAACGAACTGCTTCGTCTTTTTCTCTTTCCGCTGCTTCTTTAACCCGACGCTCATCATGCCAAGCCTTTTTCATCTGCTCAAGACGCATTTTGACCTTATTGGAGTAATCCATAAGGTTGTCTTTTTCAAGTTCTTCCTTTACATCATCAGGTAAAGGCTTAGCTTGACGATCTGCTACTGGGGTATCGTCTTCAATTTCTACGGAAAATTCTTCAGTTTCTACGGGTTTACCCTTAGTTTCTTCTTGAATTTCATCAGGAAACTTAAATTCGTCTTTGTCCATTTCAGCCATGTTTTATCTCCTTAAATAAATTTACGTTTAATTCCACGGGGATCTTGAACTACAGCCTCCACCGAGTCATCATTAATAATGCGAAATTCACGGTCATGAATAACTAGCCGTGTACCTGCATTAGGGCGTACCAAAATAAAATCACCTTTTTTACACCATGGACCATTAGGGAACCTTGCTGGATCCTTGTAACAATCCTCACCTAGCTCCACTACAAATAGCACAGTAGTTAGTAACTCATCGTGTCTACGGGTTTCATCTGATTTAATGATGCCGCTGTCATATGCTTCTTCAGCTTCTGGAATTGCGCAAAGTATCCTATACCCTCGGGGGGTAGGGAGTTGCTTGGCTCTATCTTCTGCTTCTTGGTGCAAAACTGCACCTAAATCTACTGCTTTGTTTAAATCAACGACGTTAGTCATCAGAATTCTCCAGGTTTTTTGCAAGGTCTGTTAAATACATCTCGGCAGTGAGCAGTCCTCGAATCTCACCACAAAGTGCGCGGTATTCCGCGTAATCCTTAGCTGCGCCACTGGAAACGGCATCAGCTATTTGACTGCGCTTATTTCTGTACTGTTCAAGCAGTACCTCAAGCGTTCTATCCATTAATCACCTTTATTTTGCGTCCCTTTTGGTACGTTGAGTTGCGCCTTTTTATGGGCGATGTCTGTGCCAATTTTTAAACCTTCTAATTCCATCTTAGCTTCAAGTTGGGCTTTATCTTTGGCTATTTTTGCTCCAACTTGCATACCAGCAATTTCTTTCTGAGATTCGATTCGGCTTTCTTCTACACGAATCTGGTCAGCTTTAGCTGCTGCATCAATTTGAAGTTTTTGCTGCTTAAGTTGCATGTCCTGTTGCTTGAGCTGTAATTCTTGCTGTTGCATTTGGACCAGTGGGTCTTGTTGCGCTTGTGCGTTTTGTTGAGCTTGAGCCTCTTGTTGGTTCTGCTGCAACAGTTGTTGCGCTGCTTTAGCAGCGAGTTGCGAGATTCTGACTTCCAAATGTTCTGGAATGCCTTCATCTTCGTATTGTTTGTTATCGGGTGGAAGTTCCATGCCCATCCGCATTTCCATCTGCTTGCGATACTCATAGCCAATATGCTCAGCAATGTGAGCAGACATAGCCGCACCAATTGCCTGTGCCATTGGGCTTTGCTGGACAAGTTGCATAATCTTAGGATCTTGCATGGCTGACATGTGCACTGCAATATGAGCCTGATGGTCTTGGTAGAGGAAAGCTTTAACTGGCTTCATCATCAAAATGTTTTGGTTCTCAGTAACTGGGTCAACTGGTTTTCTATCATCTTGTGTTGGTACTAATTTTTGGTAGTTTTTAATGCCCAACACGTCTAACATCTGACGATGTAGAAGTGGGAGATCGTAGAGTTGTGGAGCAGATTGAGCCAATTGCAGGGCCGCTTGATACTGCACTACCTTTTGAGACATAGTAGCCGCATTAGGATCACTTACAGGTATGACATTTACTTGGTCATAATCTGACTTTTTAGCCCTACGACTGCCTTCAATAGGCTCATAGCTATACTCTTCAGGAGTGTAATCAGCGATAATTTTCTTTAATAAGCGGAATTCTTGCTTCATTGCATAGTGAATACGAGCCTGTACTGCGCTCATCACCTTCAAAGTACGCTCTAATATAGCTAAAGTAGTTCCTACTGGCGAATTAGCAGACATATCGGACACTTTCATATCCGCAGCGGCTGCAAAACGACGACCTTCGTCAATAATTTGATTCATTAACTGATATAAGGTCTGACTTGGCTCTTTATACGGTAACGGTAGGATGTTATCTCGCATTGTTCCGCTTGGAACGTCTACATCACGGAATTCTCCAGGGCTTATCGGTGTGTCATCGCCTTTGATTCGCAATCCACGGGTCTTAAAGCCACCTGGCAGGTTGCTAAGGGTTCCTGCGTCAACCAATTGTCGGAGAATACTAGTGCCTGACTTAGCAAAAGCGCCAATAAGGTGGATAAGACCAAAGCAATAAAAACCAAAACCTGGAATATAACCATAATGGACGAAATGGTTGCGTTTTGCGTGTGTTTTGTCGTCTGGTTCCCAGTTCCGTCGAATTGCAAGGACATTACTTGTGCCTTTTTCAATAGTTATTACGTAAGGAAGAGCAATACCAGTGGGTCTGCCTTTTTTATCTTTATGTTCGTAGCCAGGAAGGTCTAAATTGACATGCATTTCAAGAAGTTTGAAGCGATCATCTGACGTAGCTCTAAAGCCCATCTTCTCAGCAATCTTTTTTTCTACTTCATCTAGCGAATTAACAGGTTCAGCAAGGTCAATATCACGATAAAAACCTGCTACTTGTAATTTAATTACCTCGTTCTTAGTTTTACGCATCACATGCGTAACACGCTCAGAAGTTTCAATATTGCTAGCGCCATAAGGCACAACAATATCTTCCGCAGGAATAAATATAGAGGCTTGACGCTCTAAACCTGGATCGTAATAAACTTTTTTGAAGGCATTACCTGATAAACCCAAACCCCAAAGCATACGCTCGTGCTCAGGACGATATTCTTTCATCACATCTGTTAGCTGGTGGTTCATGTCATCTCTGACACGCTCCGCTGCATCTTTTTTCTCTGTTGTCTCTTTACCAATAATCTCAATTTTTACTGGACCTGCTGCTGGAAACGTCTCCATCATGGTCTCAGATTGGAATTTTACTAATGCTTCAGACAATAGCGGATGATAAACACCGCAAGCGCCTTCCCACGGTTCAGTGCGCTCTTCAATCTTCATACCTAGGAGTTCTAGACCATCAACGTAAGTCTGCATCCAGTCTTTGCGTGAGCTAATGTCCTCATCAAACTCACCAATTAAATCCGAAGCTATAGCCTGAAGCTCTCGCTCATCCATGTCCTCTGCAAGGTTTGCAGAAAAGTCATCTTCTTCTTCGTCATCTGGTTCTATCCGAATTGCTAGCCCATCAATACCAATTTCAACTGACTCAGGATCCTCAATAGTAATTTCAAGAGGCTCTTCCTGCATGGCTAACTGCTCCATACCCATAGGGGCTGCGTATAATCCTTTTTCAATTGCCATAATTTGCCTTATACGTTGTAGTATCCTTTTTGCCTACGTGACCTAAACGCCATAGGCTCATCTTCTTCATCACTATCTAATCTAATAAATCCACCACGCCTAAATCTTAGTAAGGCTTGGCTCATCGAGTCAACCAAGTCATCGTGTTCGCCTGATGGAAAACTAGCAACTTCCTCAACTAGCTCATCGGCCCAACGAGTACCTGGTACCCATACTCTACCAGATGCAAATATATCTGCAACTGCATTTAAACGAGAAATTTTATCATTACCCTTTGATGGAGTGTACTCCTGTACAGGTAGCCCCATCGCTCTTAATTCAAAAACAAGTGGCGCACCTGACGCTTTTGCCTCAACTATTAAGCTATCTGGCTCCCATTCTTTGTATTGTTCCACCGCTTTTTGCTTTAGTTCAGGAAACTCCATCCGTCTTTTGAACGAATTAAGCAAGATAATGTTAGCTTGTGAGCGCCCTGTATCGTCATCTTGATAGAAAACCCCCCATGTTGTACACGCAGAATAGTCTGATCGCTCAGTTTTAAGGAATGCCGTATCCCAAGACTGGATAGTAAACTCACAGGCAGGTGGGGTTTCATCTTCCCAAATCTGCCACCACTCTCTTTTGATGATTGCAGAGACCTCAGAGGTCGGCTGCTGCATATATTGAGCCTGCCATTTACTAACTGGGAGTTCTTCCCGCAGTGCAAATAGCTCTTTTTGGCTCCAAAACTCAGGCCAAAGCGGGGTGTCATCGTCAAATAGTGCTGGAAACTCAATCAGTCTCCACCCCTCTCCATCCCTTTGGGCGTCTGACTTTAATACCTGACCAGTAAGGTCCTTTTTGGACCATCTTGTCATAACGATAATGATTGCCCCACCTGGCTGTAGACGCTGACGAGGTCCTGAGGTGTACCACTCGTACGTTTTATCGTAAATATCCGAGTTAGTTTCGGCTAGAGTTGCCTCTTGCTCTGAGTGAGGGTCGTCAATAATGAGGACGTCCGCTCCCTTACCCGTGACAGCGCCCCCAACACCAATAGCAAAATAGTCTCCACCATGGTTGGTCGCCCACCTTCCAGCCGCTTTACTGTCAGACTGCAGTCCAACACCTGGGAATATAGACTTATATACCTCTGAGTCGACAAGATTACGTACTTTTCGTCCAAACCCAACAGCAAGCTCTGCAGTATGGGCTGTTTCGATAATCTTTTTCTGTGGGAACTTACCCAGAAACCAAGCAGGAAGCAAGTAAGACGCAAATTCGCTCTTTGTATGACGGGGAGGCATATTAATAATAAGCCGTTTGCAAGTGCCGTTAGCGACTGCTTCAAATGCTTCTGCCATATCTGCATGATGTTTTCCTGCTATGAATGTGGGCCAAACCTTTTTAACAAACTCCATGAACTTAACTTGGGCCTGCTCTTTACTCTTTAACTTACCTAGAATATCTAAGTCTTCTAATAGCTTGAGCTGTTCTGCTTCAGGCAGGAGATGAAGAATACTAGGGATATCTTCTAAGCTAACGTTCTGTATGACTTCTTTAGCTAGCATTATCTTTGCTTACCTCTACTGGCGTACCCATATCTACTATACCTAGCGCGTCGTCCAGATTACTCATAGCATCTCTCTCGGGGGTAACATCCTTGGCATTTAGTAGGCGCTTGATCCGCTCCTTGATTGCCGTTTCTAAATCGGTAGAGTCTTTATAGTTAATGGTCACTTCGGAGCGTTCAGTGAACAGCGCTATATCTGAGTGCTTACCCAGTAACTCAATAGCCTTTAGCTCGTACCTGGCGTCTCCGCAATTGGCTAGTTCTAATAGCTTATTAGTAAGGGCTGACCTGACGTCTGTCATCTCGGCAGCTATCCGTGAGCTGTACACCCGCAAAAACTCCCGTGCCGCAAATGCTACAGGCGGTGAAGAGAGTGCTCCCTTGTCTTGTTTTTTGACTGCACTTTCCAAGAGACTTGCCGTTTTAATAGCGTCTTCCTTGTCCATCTCAGGGGGAGGACCAAGTTGTTCTAGTACGTCTTGGGTATTTGATACCACCGCCAGTTCTTCAGCAAAAGACGAAGTTTGGGCGTCCGTCAAATCATACGGAGGTGGGATGTCCTTAGTAGGCTCAATATTAATTGTCATTGCAGGGCGAAATGCAAGTGTGTGGCGCTCCAGTTTTTTGAACTATACCACAAACTTTTTTGGTGGGGTGTTTGTTTGCACGTACACCCCTGACGCGACTCACGTGAAGAGTGAGGTTAGTTTACTTGCTTTCGCTAATAAACTTATTCATTTCCGCAGCTCTCTCAAGTACCTCTTGATAGGAAGGAAACTTAGGGGGTTCACCCGCTTTACCCATTAAATCCCAAAGTTGCATTGTGGCGTGAAACTGCCCGTATAGCATGCTTTTAGCGGACTCAAGTAACTGATAGCGTAGTTCATATGGATTCATAATAAAGCTCCTGTGTGTTGTGTGTATGAGCAAAAGCGCTCAGAAGTAGTGTACCCCATTTAATAATTTTTGTACATTATACGAAACAATTTGTTGCGGTGCATCAATTATACATGTTTTTTGGATGTGTATAGATTTTGCGGTTTTATATACATGTTATGTAGGTTTATCTTTTTTACTTATATAAGTACTTGTATATTTTTTATTGAAATTTCATGCACTTTTTATACCTACGGGTTAGATTTCTTTTTCTTGCCTTTGAGTTTCTTTTTCTTCTTTAGGCGTTCTTCGTGGTGGTGAATCCTGTGGCAATTAGCGCATAGAGCTATGCACTTTTTAATCTCTTCTCTTGCCGCTTTATAGTTACCGTTTTGCGCTAGCTCGTTAACAGACCTATAGTTTGTTCGGTCTACATGATGAAAGTCCATAGCCGCTGAATGAGAAAACCCGCAATTTGTACATTTAAATGTACCTTTAAACTCATACCATTCTTTGCGTTTAATCCGTTTTAGCTCTGCTGCTCGTTTGCGAACCTTCTCACCATTCTTCTCATAGTAGTCACGGCTGTACTCCGCATGCTTTAACTTTTTTACGTTCGCGTCTTTGTACGGCATCAGGCTGCACCTTATATTTCCAGTAGATTGCGTTACGGAACGACCATGGCTGTCCTGGAGTATATATCTTAAATCCCGCATTAATCAAGGAGTTAGCGCTTGCAGGGTTATTAGTAGTATCGGTGATGCACCAGTTCCACCCAAGTTTTCTGGCTTGCTTGATGCGAGCTTGGATTAATCTTTTTTGCAACCCGTTGCCTGTATAGCCATCGAGCACACCTGCTCTACATAAGTAACCTGTGTCGGTCCACTTGATCGAACGGACCAAACCCGCAAAGCCGACAGGCTTTCCATCCTGTGCATACGCAATCCACCAATGGCCCCGTTCTGGTTTGTAGATGTTGTCGCTTGGCAGAATCTTTTTTTGTAAATAGCAGATAAGCGTTATCAGAGACGGGTTTCGTAGGTCGACCTTTTTTATAGTGAATTTCATAGCCCCACCCTACTCTCTAAGTGTTTCAGATATTTTACAAAAAATATATCCCCCTGGGGGTTGCGGAATAAAAAACATAGGGGGTGGGTTCTTAAGGTACGTTTTGGCGGAAGTCTGTGGATACTTTAATAGGGGGAGGGGGGTTAAGGTGTTGTTGTGTTACAACTAAGGGGTCACAGGGTGCGGGGCTTAGCGGGCCATGTCGCTTAAGAAGCCATATTTTAAATCGTTGTATCTCTTGTGCAAATTAGTGAGTATAGGCTGTGGGGGACTCCTACTTTTTAAAATGGGGGTGTGGGTATGCTTGGTTTTTACTAGCCTAACATTGTTAGGGTAGGGCTATTTATTGTTTCTGATAACTTGCATTTAGTGTTACAAATAGAGTATAATAAACCTATGCAAACAGAGAATGGTTTGCATCTGACCTAGCAGATCTAGGTATTTAAATGGAGTAATCAATATGTTAGATATGATCGAAAACGGCAAATCATTAGAGCAGTTAATTGATGAAGCCCGCAATAAAGTAATCGCTCAATATGAGTCAACATACGGCGCAAATGTCGAGTATGCGAAGTTACTCAATGCAAAATGGTCTGAGTTTGACTGGTTCGAATTAAAGCACACTGATACCAGTGATGAAGGTAAAGCGGTAAAAGGTGAAGGCGATCGTTTCCGTAAGGGTATCAAGGATTGGCATAAAAACCCTAGTCAAGCATGGAAACAAATCAGGGATCATGCTCGCACCGATCGGTATGGTAAAGCCGTAGTAGAGAGTGCCGAAGGTGGCGAAGGTGGCGAAGGTGAATCAACTGGTGACGCTAAGCATAATCGCTCACCTGAGTTACGCAATATTGAGGAGCTAACAGTATTGTTTAAATTCAACCGTCGCCAAGAGTCATTGAGCGATAACCTCAAAGATTGTCAACGCAACATTATCAAAGCCCTAGAGTCAATGGGTGTTGATATTGGAATGATCGGCGACTAAGTAGGATTGGATACCCTAACATTGTTAGGGTATCCTCCGAAACCCTTAACCCTAATGGAGTAATAACATGCCAGTATTTTATAAAACCAAAAAAGTAGAAACCACCTTTTATAAGCATTTAGATTCGATTCAAGGTGATGCATGGAGACAAATGGAGCTATTCCCTAAATTCTCTGCATCTATTGATACTTTGCAAGACGGAAAATATTTGGTTCGCTTTACTTACTTAGGGCAGGAAAACGGCAAACCTACAATTTTCTCAGATCACACTATGGCGCAGGAATGTATCTCTGCTTACCTATCTCAGAATAGTCATGGCGCAGATTCAGTATATGTGTATCGTGAACAAATCTCTTAACCCTACTGGAGTAATCATAATGGAATTATCTATCTTGGAAGTTTTAATGCGCCGTGATGGCATGGAAAAATCCGAAGCCCTCGAGATGATTGAAGAGGCAAAGCAGTTGGTCGCAGATGGTGGAGATATCGAAGAGATACTACACTATGAGTTTGGATTAGAACCCGATTACATGTTTGACCTGATGTAGACAAATCCCCGAAAGGGGATTTTCTTTTGCCCATGCCCTAACAATGTTAGGGTTTTTTTGTTTCCATCATTTTTAAGAAGTTTTGGAAATGATAGTTCTTAGGAGGGTGGAAGCCCAAAGCCTCGGAGACAAGATTTTGTCATGCTGGGAATGACAGTTCTCAGAGGAGTGGAAGCCCATAGTGCCCTAACAATGTTAGGCATTGGCCAAAAAAGAGTTTTCTAATATTGCATCCTTATAAATCAAGGACTTGCGTGTATTATTAGAAAAGCAATGTCAAGTTCTTATAATACAAAAGCCTTTGTAATTAAGGACTTACAGGCGTTTTTGGGGTATTATTAGAAAAAGTGCAAAAGTTGTACACGAACTTCTAAAGAGAGCCTTTAGCGCAGTGCAAAATCTTACAATGGCAGAGAGATTCCCCAGGGGGTATATAATTTCTTAAAAAGTCTTATTTTCTAATATTACCTAATTTTCTCCTCGCTAAGCCTTATGCTTATTGACTTTTATATTATTAGAAAATGCATTAGAAAAACCCTCACTTTTCTAATATTACCCTTATTTTCTAATATTACCCCCATTCCGAAAATTTAAAATATTTCTGCAAAATACTTGAACTGTCTCTTATATTGTGTTATACTTTAGGTATAGAATCAAAAAGCGTCAAAGAGTTAGTTGGGTTCTCTATTTAACCTAACATTGTTATGGAGTAGTCAAAATGGTTCAATTAAATGTGTATGGTGTGGATGTAGATGCAATCGTTGCTGAAAAGCGTCAAGGTGCAATCGAAGCTCAGAAGTCCTCTTATGGTGCTAATGTGGAATACGCAAAGGCTCTGAATCTGAAGTTCGATTCATTCGATTGGTTCGCAGTAAGTCATACCGATTCTTCGGATGAGGGCAAAGCAGTCCGCAAAGAAAAGGAATTGTTCTTTGTAGGCTTGAAAGAAATCGGGCACTCTAACCCTTCCAAAGTTTGGAAAGATGTGCGTGATTATGGTTTGGAGAATCGTTATGGCAAAGCAGTTGTGCCTAGCGAAGAAGGTGCAGACGGGGAAGAAGTCGCTGAGGGTTCAGATGACGCAAAGCACAATCGTTCTCCTGAGTTGCGTAATCTTGAGGAATTGACTGTCCTCTATAAGTTCAACCGCAGACAGGAATCTCTGTCCCCTAAGTTGACTAAAGTTCAGCAGAAAATCGCTGAGGCTTTGGCTGAGATGGGAGTTGATATCGGAATGATTGCAGACTAAACCCCTGCCCTTCCCCTTAGATACCCTGCACTAGGCAGGGTATTTTTTTGTCCATGACCTAACAATGTTAGGTCTTTTGCCATTCGGCTTGCCCTTTTGTCATTTTGGGAAATGACAGTTCTCAGAGGGGTGGTAGCCCAAGGGGAATATCCCCAAAAGCGCATCGGAATGAGAGTCTATTTCTGGCCAAAAAACTTGATCTGTCTAGTATTTTATGTTATAATATAAGATATATATGAGAATAAAGATTCGCCCTCATTTTATATTTTGTTCAACCCCTAACAATGTTAGGTCTATACGGAGGTAGTCACTATGCGTAAATCAGTAGGCAGATGGTATGTAGAGTATTTCGACAACAAGGACAACTTACTTACTGAGTTCTTCTTTACCGAGAAGGATGCTAAGCAGTTCCGAGATGTAGTCGGTGGGTATGTTGATTATGACCACTATCGTGTTATTGCAGAGATCGAAGCGAGGACTGTATGAAAGATATATGGGACATTTTGCTCGGCATTGCTTTGGTAGTCTTTATGGTTAATCTGATATGGGGAGTGATCTAACAATGTTATATGGCATGGATTGTGAATGTGGCTTGGAGATACCGATTGGCAGACTAGACCTAGGGTATACGACATGCCTTAAGTGTGGCGACAAAGTGGCAAAAGGTGTAAAGCATATTGTGCAGATTCCCTACTCAAAGGGTGCTTACCAATATATCCATAACCCACAAGAGTTGTGCTTTACCAACCCAAAGAGGACAACATGACTTTGACCGAACAAGAGTGGCAAGACTTAATTAGATGGATAAACGGAGAAAAGCAATGAAAGTAAAGGACAGGGATTACTACGAATTATGCGATGCGCTATTTAGCATGAGCCACGAGGAGAAGAAGAAAGTCTTAGCCCTGCTAGACGACATGCAACCGAAAGACCGAGGGACTATTTTTGACTACGCATTGGGTAAAGCCTACGAGTATGCAGAGAGTGGGCAGAATACCAAGCTAGCCAAAGAAGGCATAGCGTGTGATGCGTATGTGCAAGGGTTTCTTGATGGTGTGGCTTACAGAATGGGGGGATTCAATGGCTGATAAACCTAACATTGTTAGGTTCTGCGTAGTAAGTGCAAGCGAAGATGGCACAGGAGTTTTAGGCGACTACGACATGACCGATTGGGATGAAGGATGGAAAGTTCTTTGGAAAGATGTAGAGAAGTATACAGATAGGTTTGGCATGGACTTATCTGCTATTAATGTGTTACGGATAGACCAAGCGATGGACTTGTGGTTGGACTTGCAAGCTATGTTGGAAGAAGATGGGACTTATAAATTAGAGGAGTTTTATGACTAAGTTTTACAAAGGGCAACGCATTAGTGAGTTGCTCAAGCAGATAGAGAAGTTGAGCAGAGCCTTGGAAAATAGTTATGACGACTATGAGAACGAGGCACTAACAGAAAGATCGATGGAAGCAAGGGCTACGCTAGCAATAGCAAAGGCAAAACTAACCGCATTACAAGGAGAATAGTATGACTACATTTACAACAGATGACCGCATTAACGCAGAGAAGATTGAAGATGTAACACTAGATGCAACCGATGCGTTCTATGCCTTTGACGAAGAGCAAGGCAATATCTTTGATGATGATGACCGCATGTTGTTTGTCGAAGGATTCAATCAGGGCATGGAAGCGATGCGTAAAGCAACCCTAACAATGTTAGAGGGGGAAAAGTAATGGGGTATCGAAGTCAAGTGGGTGGAGTATTTAGTGTCGATGGGTGGAATGGTGAACCCGAAGATATTGCTAAGTACAAACTAAAGTACAAGGAGATGATTGGGTTCATCAAGCTATCCGAGTTCTACAGAATTATGCAAGAGGAAGATAAAGACTGTATCGGTTGGAGGGCTGGCTCGTTTTACTTTTATGCCCAAGATTGGAAGTGGTATCCCCAATATGAGGTGGTACAAGCGTGGGATAAGTTGTGGGCTAGCATGCAAGAGGTAGAGGGTATAAGTGGGTACTTTTGCAGGGTGGGCGAAGAAACTGCTGACATAGTGCAAGAGGACTTTGGTGATGAGCCTGACTTTGAAGCGTTTCAACCATACTCAGGCATGTATTGCGAGGTAATGGGTGAGGTATTTGGTAATGGAGATATTGATAAGGAGTTTTCAGATGAAGAAAAGACCAAGAAAGAAGATACCGCTACAACGCAACCCGATTGTTCGGGCGCTAATCATGCAACCCAAGCGTAATAGTGGTAAGCACAGGTATAAGCCTAACAATGTTAGGACTAAGCAAGTAAACATAATGGAGGAGTAATCGTGTACGGACATCATAGGAATTCGGGGATTCATGCCCTTGCAAACTACAACGAAGCAATCCACAAGTGGGAGAATACCAAGCCTATTCGTGGTAGGGGTGTAGATGTAAGACCGCTTGGCAACAGACGGCAAGCTGACCAATACAAGATCGAGGTGCTACCCGAGGGGGGTGTGGCTTGTGTTCTGTATAACACAGCAGTAGTAACCTTCTTTACAGACGGTGATATCCGCATTAAGAACGATGATTGGAATAGTGTATCGACTTGCAACTTCATAGACGAGATTCTATGTGGGAGTGGTGTACGCAGTCGCATCTATAACAACGATCTGTATATCAAGACTATACAGGGTGAGTTTGCTTTGGGTGGTGAGGGTATATGGCTACGCATGAATGGGCAAGGCAACCTTGAAGTTAAGACTGACAAGCTAGAACCCAAGTATGTGCATGCGATAGACCGCAAGAAAGCTAACAATGTTAGGGCAAAGTACAAGCCGTTCCTTGATTACGCTAGTCGTATGTGCAGACTCAAAGGCAACGACCCTTACTTACATTCGGAGATGGTTCGGGTGTTCCCTCACCCTAAGTCCCCTAATGCGCTTGATATGGGCATCGAGTTAAGCAATCGTGCCTATGACAAGTGGACTGATGGAGTTAAGAATCTATTTACCCTGATGAACTCAGAAGGTGAGAGTCAGCATGACGATTTCTACAAGGCTTTACTGCTACTAGCAAAGTCATATGGCAACCATATGTATAGAGAACCCGAAGGCTATGTGGTGACAGAGAAGAAGATCAAGGTAGCCCTTGACGATCTGATCGTGGGATTCCATAGAGATGAGGTGCTTGTGCAGAAGGAAGTACCCATAGGTGTGGCTCGCAGAGATAGCAATGGCAAATACTTTAGAGACGGATGGCGCAGATTGCATACCGCATAACAATGTTAGGTCATTCCGAATTATTTATATTTTTCGGAAGAATACTTGATCTGTCTAGTATTATGTGTTATAATATAGTATATATTAAATAATAAGTGTTAAGGTTTTCAACCCCCCTAACAATGTTAGGTCTAACGCAGTAGTAGTAAGTAGTTTTAATTGGCAGCAATAAGTACCACTAATCAACAAGGAGAAACAAAGCATGGCTGAAATTAACTTCGGTAAAACAGTAACACTAGCACAAGCATCAAACATTATTCTTTCAACCCCAATGAATCGCTACTTTTTGCGTGGCGAGCCAGGAATTGGCAAATCGTCTCTGCTTAAGTCGCTATCAGCAAAGCTACCCGATCATGAGGTGTCTTACATTGATGTACCCAACATGGATTTGGGTGATATCGCAATGCCCGTTATCGACAGGGAGACAAAGACTACTGCCTACTACCCTAACAGTAGATTCAAATTGCATCTGGGTAAACCCGTCATAACAATGTTAGATGAGTATACGAAAGGTGCAGACCCAATCAAGAACATGTTGCACCCAATGCTTGAGGTGGCAAACCCTCGGCTCGGTGATATTGCATTGCACCCTCAGTCTATTACTTTTCTGACAGGCAACCTCAGTTCAGATGGTGTGGGTGATTCCCTGAAAGCGCATAGTATGAATCGTATTATTCCGCTACATGTAAGAAAGCCTGATGCTGATGAGTGGATGGCATGGGCAATCGAGAATGATATTGCGCCTGAGATTATTGCGTGGGTTAGACAATTCCCTCATGCAATGGCTAGCTACTTAGATGAAGGGCAAGCAGACAACCCATACATTTTCAATCCAAAGAAGATGCAGTCAGCATTCGTATCGCCTCGTTCATTGGAGAGAGTATCTAACATTGTTAGGGTGCGGTCACAGTTAGATACGGATAGCTTGATATGTGCAATGAGTGGTGCGGTTGGTGAAGCGGCATCTAGGGATATGCAAGCATACATAGAGTTCTCAGACCAGCTTCCAACATGGGAGTCGGTGATTGCTAATCCTAAGACTGCCTTAGTTCCTGAGAGTGCAGGTGCATGTGCAATTATTGTGTTCGGTGCTATCAGTAAGATGGACAAGCAGAGTATGCCTAAGTTCATGGAATACATTGAGCGGTTTCAACCCGAGTGGCAAGCATGCTTTGCTATCAATATTGCTAAGTCACCAAGCAAACAGTCTATTGCATTCTCTAGTAGTAAGTTCGCTGATTGGGTTCAGAAGAACGAGGACTTACTATGAGCAAGACGATAACTAAAAGCATGATGGAAGATTGGATTGGTAGCGATAATCTCGACCCCGATTCATTCCTAGATTTGTTATGTGATTTGGCTAATGGTAAGTACCCGCTTGATTTATTTAGGCAAGAGGTATTGGAGTATGCCGAAGAATACTTTGATAGGACAGGCGAACACCATGACTAAGAAGAATAAGGATGTTGTTTACGCCCAAATTAAGAACCCTACTATTAGTAGAGAAAGAATAAGGCAGATACAAGAGCGGGCGCTAGGTAAGTTACGCAAGCTGATGTATGCCAAGGGGTATAAGTTCGAGGATTTTTTCGATGATTCAAAAAAGAAAGGCTAACAATGTTAGGTGATATTCAAGTAGTCAAAGACAAAGAAGAACGCAGATTAAGCAAAGTTAAGATCAGCATTATGCGTAACCCGAAGTTCGCATTATGGTCAGGCTTGATGACTGTGGGTAGAACAAGTGTAGATGAAGATACTCCAACCGCATGTACTAATGGTAGAGATGAACGCTATGGTCGTGAGTTCGTTAAGTCCTTAGATGATAAGGAGTTGGCATTCGTAGTCTTACATGAGACATTGCACAAGGCTTATCGTCATCTGTTTACATGGAAGAAACTCAACGATGAGAACCCTCATCTTGCAAACCTAGCATGTGACTATGTAATCAACCTTCAGCTAAAGGATATGGATAAGGATGAACTGCTAGTAGCAATGCCTCAGCGTAATGGTAAGGCGATAGGTGCAGTCGATGAACGATTCCGAGGGATGAATGCTAAGCAAGTATTCGATATTCTGAAAGAAGAAGAGGAAGAAGGCGGTGGTGGTGGCGGTGGTGAAGGCTTTGATGACCATGATTGGGAAGGTGCAAAAGCATTGGATGAAGAATCCAAGAAAGAGCTGGAGCGTGACATCGATCAGGCTATTAGGCAAGGTGTAATTGCTCAGCAGAAACTTGCAGGGCAAGGTGGCGGTGGACTATCTCGAGAGTTGCAAGAGTTGCTTGAACCCAAGGTGGATTGGAGAGAGTTGCTCAAGGAGTTTGTTCGCTCTACATGTAATGCGAAAGATACAAGTTCATGGCGCAGAGTAAATCGTAGATACCTAGGTCAAGATATCTATATGCCTACTCTAATAGGTGAGCGTGTAGGTCATCTTGTGATTGGTATTGATACGAGTGGCTCAGTAGGTGGTAAAGAATTAGCAGAGTTCTTATCTGAGGTGCAAGGCATTGCTAAGGATGTTCACCCTGACAAAGTTGATTTGATCTATTGGGATGGTGCAGTTGCAGGACATGAGGAGTATGACTCTTCCCAAGTGGATAACATTGTTAGCTCTACTCAACCTAAGGGGGGTGGTGGTACTGACCCTACTTGCGTAATGCGTTACTTGAAAGAGAAGGTGATTAAGCCCGAAGCAATCATCATGCTGACTGACGGATATGTGGGGGAGTGGGGAGATGATTGGGATGCACCGATTCTATGGACTATTGTGGGAGGTAATAAATCTGTTGCCTCTGTGGGTAAGACAATACATGTTAAGGACTAATCATATGAACAAAGTAATAGTAAACATGGGGTGGAACAAGGAGTTTGTTATGGATGCTGACAAAGCCCTAACAATGTTAGACCTTCTCAAAGATGCAGAGATGTATACCGAGAAGTATCAAAGTGCAGAGCAAGGGGGTAGTACCTTTCATATCTTCCCCCAAGACAAGTTGTTGTGTGACATGCGTGTATTGAGCGGTGGTATGTATAACCTAGCGAAGTTAGCTGGCAAACCTGAGGAGAAGTAATCATGAGTATATCGTCTAGTGCAGTATTGGTAGAACTAAACATTAGTGTATGGACTGCCAACAAGTTGGATAAGGGTGCAACCGATAGTGTGCTTGTAAGTAATAGTGCAAGTAGTGGTTCGGCACAAGTGCGTAAGAACTTAATGGCTGGTACAGATAAGCGTAAGAAGATAGCTGACTACGCTGCTAGGGCTAGGCTCTACCATAATCAGACTACGCTGTCGTGGTCAGACAAAGGTGCAAGGCTACTACCCACAAGCCTGTTCATGGACTACAAACAAAACATGAATGTGTATCAGAGCAACATGACTACCATGATCGAGGACTTCTATGCAAACTATGCAGACCTGATCGACCTAGCGAAACATCACATGGGCGCATTGTTCAACCCTTACGACTATCCTAGTATCGAGGAGTTGCGTAACAAGTTCGGATTCCGATTAGTATTCTCTCCGTTACCTGAGAGTGGTGACTTCCGCTTGGACATTCCGCAACAGGACATGGTGGAGATGCAAGACAAGTATGAGTTGGCATTCAACGACAGACTCAAAGATGCCATGCGTGAACCTTGGGAGAAGTTGCATAAGAACCTTGTGCATATCTCAGAAAAGCTAACTGATGTAGAGGGTGACGAAGATACTAAGAAGAGGTATCACGATACCCTGATTACGAATGCGCAGGAGCTATGCGGTTTACTTACGCACTTGAACATAACGAAAGACCCATTGCTTGAGAATGCCCGCCGTTCCCTTGAGCTAACAATGTTAGGGGTTGACATCGAGGACATCAAAGAACATGCAGAAGTTCGGCAATCTGTGAAGTCTAAGGTCGATGATATTCTTAAGAAGTTTGATTGGTAAGGGGGATATATGTTTACTGTATTAGTAACAGTACTTGCTTTAACAGGGGCGCTTACATGGGCTTTTGCTTTATATGTTTTATTTACTATTTATTTGGGGGAGAAGTAATCAGATGACATACGAGAACATCAAATTAAAAAAGCATGACAAGTTTGGGGAGGGCGAGAAGGAATCAGTTATCGACCCATTCCTCAAAAGTTTTATAGAGAAGCTAGCACTCAAGTATCCACAATGGACATTCGAGGAAGTGTATAACACGGCTAACCACTCTACTAAGACTTATGAAGCGTATCGTTTTAACATTGTGGATAAGAGAGAAGTACTAGGCACAATCGACAAAGATTATACGAGCAATGTTGGATGGCGGTATTGCGTAGACAACCATCGTATCAGTAGCATGCGAGAGCGTGGTAGCGGTATGAAAACAATCCACGAAGATAAAGCTATCAAACATATAGGTAAGTTCTTTGGTAAGAAGAATGTGAATGAGAAGTTTACTGAGGCTAGTGGAGTAATCATTAATGTTTTAGGTAATGTACACAATCAGAAAAGATGGGACTTGTCACATAAATGGGATGCGTTGCGAGAGCATACGCAAAAGTTTATTTATGAAAACTATGCGCAGTTTGTTAGTTCAATTACGGATACTTCAGTAAGTGCTAGTGTAGAGAAGTTGCCGTCTGTTATAGCTGAGTTTTGTTCAGTTGATGTAATGCAAGATGCGTTGCGTAAAGGAGACGCTTACATTGTGTTCATAGATGGGTTAAACTATTCTATACAAAAGGGCAAAGACCCTTTAGAAATAAAAACGAGTGAAGAGTTGCCCGACTTTATGCGAAGGGCAGTAGGGCTACTTAAGCTAGTTGAAGATAACCAAGTAATAGATGGTGTCGGTGTTCGTGCAAACGAAACGACTTTCTTGGTAATGCCTAACAATGTTAGCTAAGGGGGAAGTATGAGTTTATTTAAACGCAAGTTAAATGTAGTTGAACCTAAACCTAAGGAAAGGATACCAGCAATGGCTATTGATACTAATTCTAAGTTCGTATACACAGGCGGTTCTGATGTGTTAAAAACTTTTAAGAAGTTTGGGTTTGTCCCACCAACCGAGTATCGGAATGATTACTTATTTAAACTTAACAGAGAAGCTAACCAAAGAGATAATGATGAGTGAAGTAACCCTAAAGAAAGGTAGGGGTAGAGGGGCAAAGCCTGCAATGGTTTACCTACCTATTCGTATCAGCCAAGAAGTAGCAGATTTTTTTAATAAATACCCTAACAAGAGTGCAAAGATTAGGGAAGTGTTAGCTAGTTATATTCAACAACAAGGAGAAGTAAATGAAAGCATCAACCAAAAGCAAGAGGATTAACGCATACATGGAGAGCAACCCTGATGCAAAGGCTAGCGAAGTTGCCAAGAAGTTTGGTGTTAGTGTGGCTAGCATATATCAGCGTAGGAATAAGACAAGATTGGCAGCGACTAAAGATGATTGGAAAACCACATGGGTGGGGACAAGCAATAAGAGTATGCGCCAGAAACCTTCAACGCTTGTACCTAACGCAGTAATGTCAATGGCAGTATATGCGGATGACAAGGTGAATAGCCCGAGCCACTATAAGGTGGGTGGTATTGAGACTATCGACTTTATCGAAGCTAAGCAGTTGGACTACCATTTAGGTAATGTGGTTAAGTACATTAGTCGTGCTGAGTTCAAAGACACTAAGCTAGAGAACCTTAAGAAGGCGCAATGGTATCTCAATCGTGCGGTGGAAAACTTAAGCAAGACCTAACAATGTTAGGGGCATTTGATTACGATAGAACCTATTAGCCTTGTAGATGCAAACGATTTTATCATCAGCTAGTTGCCCCGAGATTTCCTTGGCTAGCTGAATCCAAACTCTGAGGGTGGCAGAGAATCTACATATCCACCCAACTCTCCCTTGACAAAGTCCAACACCATGTTATCATGGTGGCATGGCACAAACTCCCGAAAAGAAAGTAAAAGATAAAGTCGTAAAGATACTAAAGCAACATGGTATCTATTACTTCTTTCCTGCAACCCATGGCTTTGGGCGCTCAGGTGTGCCCGATATCATATGCTGTGCTAAGGGTAAGTTCATCGCCATAGAGTGCAAGGCTGGAACTAATAAGCCTACTGCACTACAAGAAAAAGAAATGGCAGACATCCGTAAAGCAGGGGGAGTGACCTTTGTTATCAATGAAACCAACCTAACATTGTTAGAGCGTTGGATTACGGATGAAGATTTTGACTTGGATGGGAGATGCTAATGGCAGATGTTGAAATGAATAAAGGTGTTCAGATATTACTTGAACGCATGAGTAGTAACCCTGATGAGTTTGTTCCTACGCTACGAGATGGGTATTCACAGAAGTGGCGAAACATTCTTCTCTCTGTTGAGATGCGAGTCAATGGGGGTAAGGACTATAGAGATCAATTAGCGTTCCTGACTGACAAAGAAGTCAAAGTCCTATGGGAAAAGATGCAGAGCTTACGAGGGGATTTGTTTACTAAACAAGTTATGGATACCTTGCTACAAGACGCTCATGAATTCCATCCATCAGATGTACCTACTGTCCTAGTCCCTCCCCCTTTTACTATTACTAAAGAACAAATTGCTAAAGAACTATCATCGCTTTCTCGGCAAGTTGCAGGCGGTAGCCCCAAAGGAAAATTTTGAAAATATTTTGCATAGACTTTGAGACTTACTACTCTCAGACTTACTCACTTAGCAAAATGACTACGGAAGAATACATCCGTGGCTCTGAGTTTGAGGTGATTGGCTTTGCTATTCAATGCCATTCAAGGCAAGAAGAAGGTGGGGAACCTTATTGGTATAGCGGTACTAAAGCACAGTTAAAGAAAGCCCTAGATAAATATGAACTCGATAAAAACTTGGTCATTGCGCACAACGCTATGTTTGACATGGCTATCCTTAGTTTTGTATTTGATATAAGACCTAAAGCCATTGTAGATACGCTATCTATGGCAAGAGCAATACATGGCACGGAAGTTGGCGGTAGCTTAGCTAAGTTAGCTGAATACTATAACTTAGGGGTCAAGGGCACAGAGGTGTTAAATGCGCTTGGCAAACATCGCATAGATTTCAACGCTGAAGACCTAGCCAAGTATGGGGAGTACTGTAAGAACGACGTGGTTCTTACGATGGACTTGTTCAAGCATCTAAGTGCAGGCTTTCCTCCTATTGAGCTACGGCTGATAGACCTGACCATCCGTATGTTTACTGAGCCTACACTTGAGTTAGATACCATGCGCCTTATAGATCACCTTGAAACAATAAAGCAAAAGAAAGAAGCGTTCATGGCTAGCGTTGAGGCAGACAAAGAACAAGTCATGAGTAATGATAAGTTTGCTGAGTTGCTAAAGTTTATGGGGGTAACACCACCTACTAAAGTAAGTCCAGCCACAGGAAAGGAAACCTGGGCATTCGCTAAAACGGATGAAGGCTTTAAAGCATTGCTTGAACACCCTATGGATGGGGTACAACTCTTAGCGGCAGCGCGTCTCGGTGTTAAGTCTACTCTAGAAGAAACAAGAACTCAGCGTTTTATTGAGATAGCGGATCGGGGTTTACTACCCATACCACTACGCTACTATGCGGCTCATACAGGTAGGTGGGGTGGAGATGACAAAGTTAATTTACAGAACTTACCAAGAGGCAGTGAACTTAAGTATGCTATTCGTGCCCCTAGTGGTTACAAGATTATTGATAGCGATTCATCACAGATTGAGGCTAGAACATTAGCGTGGTTGGCTGAGCAGAACGATTTGGTTGACGCATTTGAAAGGGGTGAGGATGTATACAAAATCATGGCATCGTCTATCTATGTTAAGGCGCAAGAAGAAATTAGCAAAGATGAGAGGTTCGTTGGCAAGACAACAATATTGGGATGTGGCTACGGCATGGGGAGTGCGAAATTCCAAGCACAACTCAAGGCTTTCAATGTGGAAATTGAGGATGGGGAAGCCAATCGTATTATCAAAGTCTATCGGGAAACTTATGATTGGATACCTCAACTTTGGAGAAAAGCAGGATTAGCTTTAGATGCCATCATTAACAATCAAACTATGTATTTAGGTAAAGGTAAAGTTTTACAAGTTGAAGGCACTAAAGGTATTCGCCTACCAAATGGGTTGTACATGAAGTATCCAAACCTACGCAAGATACGCAATGAGCAGGGTAAAGATGAGTATGTGTACGATACCAAGAAGGGTAAAGCCGTTATACCTAACAGGATATATGGCGGCAAGGTTATTGAGAATGTCTGCCAAGCCCTAGCCCGAATCATCATCGGTGAGCAGATGCTCCAAGTAGCAAAGAAATATAAAATAGTAATGACTGTACATGATGCGATTGCTTGCGTAGTACCTGAGGCGGAGGCAGAGACAGCTCAAGAGTATGTTGAGATGTGCATGAAGATGCGACCTAAGTGGGCACTAGAGTTGCCTCTAAGTTGCGAGTCAGGTGTTGGTAATTCTTATGGAGAATGTTAATGCATGAGATACATGACTGTTTAACCCCAAGAGAAATAAAAGCAATTCTATATCGTGAATCAGGTATGACATATAGAGAAATAGGAGAGTTACTGGGCTACACAGGAGCAAGAGCTGGCAAGATATATCAGAAAGCATGCCGTAAACGTGAGCGTTGGTTAAAAAAGAATGAAATGACAGGCTGGTTGTTTTGGCGCTTAGAACCCATGTTGGAAGAACTGAAGGAGATAACGAAATAATGGAAAAAGGTCTGTTTCGTAAAGACAAAGATCAGATTGCCCAAGATACGGACAATCAGGAGAAGGCTCGGCAACAATTAGAAGATTTACTATGTATCAACGTTGCTACAATGGACAACTTTTCTACATGGGATTGGGAGTTTGAAAAAGATGGCAAGACTATTGCTATTGGCGAGTATCGTCGTAGGTTTAATAACCTAGACAAGTATCCTGACTTTCAATTTAGTAAGCACAAGTTTGATAACATGCGGGGTACAAGCGTGTTCCAAAAGACTCCAGCTTTTATGTTTGTAGAGTTTGATGACGGCTTTTATTATTTCTGCATTGAAGGAACTCCAGCAGTCCAAGTCATGCAACGCAATGGCGAAATGCGAACTGAAGAGGTAGTAGTTATACCTAAAGAAACTTTTAAACCAATAGAAGAATTAAAAAATGAATTTAAGGAGCTTTTATTTTGAATGAGAAGGACTTAAGAGATTGTTTTGCTATGTTTGCATTGAACGGTATTTTGTCTTGCAATTACGATGTTGGAGAAAGTCCAGCAGTATTAGCTTATAAATATGCCGATGAAATGTTAGAAGCAAGGAAAGAAGTAGATGAAGAACTTGGTATCGCAGCGGTTAAAACAAAGAGGCAGTATGTCCGCAAAACTTACCATAAATGAAGTGATGGATGAAGTGCTACCGTTACTTGTACAGAAGTATGTAATACCGAAGTTTGATGGAATAACAGATGTAACTTACACAATAGGTAAAGTACCCCGAAGGAGAAGAGGATGAAGAAAATATTGTTGCTTACAGGGTTGCTAGGGGCATGCTCGTCATCCCCTTATATAGACAACTCTAAACTACCTGATACTACGTTATTGGTAGAGAAAGAACTTACACAAATGAGCCGAAACCAAGTAATAATAGCGGTTCAAGAGTGCGAGTCTAGCGGTCTTAGACCCGTCATGGTAATGTCTAGACGTAAAATTAATGGCTACTTGTCAGATGTTCCAGTCGATGTAACTTGTTCCCCGAGGTATGGAAAATGAATATAAACGTAAAAATTATTAAGGAAAATAAAGATGGTTCGGCTGATGCTATCGTTAGATACGATAAAGAAGGACTCGAAACGCTTGTCCAATGGGGGATTGTGGCTATGCTTACCAAAGCAGTTGATGAATACAAAGTTAGATCCGATGATGCTGAGGTATCTATTCAACCCAAGTCTAAAAGAACAGTTGCCAAAAAAACGACAAGGAAGAAAAAATGCTAGAAGCAATAGTTAAACCTCAACCACTAGACAATGATGTTGCGGTTATAAAGATACTTCAATTGATGGGACAGTTGACTCCTGACGATATGCAATACGTTTTAAGAGTAATTGCCAAAGTTTATATGGCTACGAAAGAAGTGCAAGAGAAATGAGCTTTACAATCATGCGGCATGATGGCATGAAAGAAACCCATTGGTTCAGTACTATTGACGATCTGTTAAAATCTATGTTGGCAAATCCTAAAGATAGATACTGGAGAAATAAATGAGTGCATGGTCATATAGTAGTCTCAAGACATTCCAACAATGCCCTAAGAAGTATTACCACTTAAAGGTTGCTAAGGATATTGTAGATGATGGTAGTGAAGCTACTGTGTATGGCAAAGAATTACATAAAGCGGCTGAAGATTACGTACGTGATAACGTACCAATACCCCCACAGTTTGCTTTTATCCAAAAGACCATAGATGCGCTTAAGAATATCCCAGGTGAGAAGCATACTGAAATTGAACTAGGTGTAGCTAACAATAATGGCAAGCTTAGTGCTTGCGGTTTTAATGATAAGAATGCGTGGTATCGGGGTATTGCGGATTTACTAATTATTAACGGCGATGAAGGATATTTGGTTGACTACAAAAGTAGTAAAAATGCCAAGTACGCAGACTTAAAACAATTAGATTTATTAGCGGCGGCGGTGTTCACTCACTTCCCCGAGGTTAAAAGTCTTAAGTCTGCTTTAATATTCGTAGTTAGTAACGAGTTTGTCAAAAAAGAACACAGTGCGCATCACAGGCTGGCTTACTTTGAGCATGTGCGATTTGACTTAGAGCGGCTAGAGAAGGCTATGGAGACGGGGGTATGGAACGCAGTAGCAGGTCCCTTATGCGGTTGGTGTCCTGTTAAGACTTGCCATAACTATAGAGAAAGAAGAAAATAATGGTACACAAGGAGAACCTAAATGCCATACGTAAACAAACCTAGACCATACAAAAAAGAATACGAACAGTATCAGGGTAAACCCGAACAAATAAAAAACAGGGCAAAGCGTAATAGTGCCCGTGCGGAGCTAATGAAAGATGGAAGGGTATCAAAAGGAGATGGAAAAGACGTTGACCACACAAAGCCCCTCAGCAAAGGGGGGACTGGTGCTAAGAGCAATCTCAAAGTTAAAACTGCTAGCAACAACAGATCGTTCAGCAGAAACTCAGACCACACGGTCAAGCGGAATGCCCCGAAAAAATAGCATCCTAACGGACTATAATTGGCCTGGAAAATTTAAGCCGTTTGACCATCAAAAGTTAACCTCTGAGTTCTTAACCTTAAACCGTAAAGCATTTTGCTTTAACGAGCAGGGTACTGGTAAAACAGCTAGCGTGATATGGGCAACAGACTACCTAATGAAGTTGGGTGTAGTCCGTCGTGTGCTGGTTATATGCCCCCTATCTATTATGAAGTCAGCATGGCAACAAGACTTATTTAAGTTTGCTATTCACCGTACATGCGACGTAGCCCACGGTAGTTCAGCTCAACGCAAAAAGATAATTGCTAACGATGCTGAGTTTGTCATCATCAACTTTGATGGTGTAGATATTGTTAAACAAGACATCTTGAACGGGGGCTTTGACCTAATCGTAGTAGACGAAGCAAGTGCTTATAAAAATGCACAAACAACCCGTTGGAAAACCCTTAGAGACATTGCGGCTCAAGTTAAGGGTATGTGGATGCTTACTGGTACTCCAGCAGCACAATCGCCTGTAGATGCGTTTGGCTTAGCTAAACTTATTAACCCAACTGGCACACCCAAATTCTACGGTCAATTCCGTGACCAAGTTATGTACAAAGTCGGCATGTATCGTTGGCTACCTAAACCTACTGCTCAAGACACCATACATAAAGTGTTACAACCAGCTATTCGGTTTGAGAAAGATCAATGCCTAGACTTACCTGACGTTACCTTTGTCGAACGAGATGCACCTTTAACTGCTCAGCAGATGAAGTATTACAAATTGCTCAAACGGCAGATGACTATGTCGGCAGATGGGGAGCAAGTAACTTCTGTAAATGCAGCTACTAACCTCAATAAGTTACTACAGATATCTGGCGGTGCGGTGTATACCGATACTAGAGAAGTCATAGAGTTTGATGTATCCAATCGATTACGGGTTATAGAAGAAGTTATTAATGAAGCATCACACAAAGTCCTGGTCTTTGTTCCATTTACTCATACTATAGAACTACTAAACAAACATTTAACCGCAGCTAATATACCCTGTGCGGTTATTAATGGACAAGTTCCTGTAAACAGAAGGCATGACATAATCAACGACTTTCAAACAACAGAAAACATCCGTGTGCTTATCATCCAACCTCAGGCGGCATCGCACGGGTTAACACTAACAGCCGCTAACGTAATCATTTGGTATGCTCCTATGACCAGTGTAGAAACATATCTACAAGCCAATGCTCGTATTAACAGACCAGGGCAAAAGAACCCTATGACTATTGTGCATATCAAAGGAAGTGAAGTAGAAGCAAAGCTATACAAAATGCTAAGTAACAATATAGATAACCATACAAAAATAATTGACTTATATCGACAAGAGATTGAAGATATAGCTTGACAATGTCAAAGTGGTTGGTATACTAGTAGTTCGTAACAAGAAGGAGCTAATGATGCAAGATTTTACAACAGATAAACTCGCCGAAGTTTACATAAAAATTCGTGATAAACGAGCAGAATTAAAAGAGCAGTATGAAGCACAAGACGAAGGCTTGAAAGCCCAACAAGAACTGCTAGCAGATAAGATGCTAGATATATGTAGGGACAACAACGCTGACAGTATTAAAACACCAGCAGGGACAATCATTCGTAAAGTGGATACACGGTACTGGACGACGGATTGGGATTCTATGTATCAGTTCATTGAAGAACACGATGCATACCCCCTGCTCGAGAAAAGATTGCATCAAACCAATCTTAAGCAGTTTCTCGAAGAGAATCCCGAACTGTTACCTGCTGGTTTACAAGCAGACAGAAAATACACCGTGGTCGTTAGAAGGAGCAAGTAATGAGTAACATTTCTATTTTTCAACAAAAAACAGCACCAGTAACAGGTCGTGAAGTTAGTGAGTTATCTAAGTCACTAGCAGGTGCAAACAGTAGTACATCCCGTCGTATCACTATGTCTAAGGGTGTATTCCGTCGTATTGTTAACGGCAAAGAAGCGGGTAAGATTAAAGACGGTCACATGAACGTCATCGTTATCAATGCTTTACCTAAAGTATCCCGTCAATTCTATGCAACCGCATTTGATCCTGATGCGGCTCCTACCCTGCCAGACTGCTGGTCTAACCTAGGTGATGTACCTGACCCTAAAGCTGCTAATGCACAATCAGCAAGCTGCGCTAGCTGCCCACAGAATATTGATGGCTCAGGTAATAACGGCAAAGGTCGTGCATGTCGTTTTAATCGTCGTGTAGCAGTTGTACTCGAAAATGATATGAGTGGTGACATCTACCAGTTCAACATCCCAGCTAAGTCATTGTTTGGTAAAGGTGTTGGTAACACACACCCATTTGAAAGCTACATTAAGTTTTTGCCAGCTAACGGAGAAAGCATTGACCGCATTGTTACTCAGATTGCGTTTGATGAGAACGAGACTGCTGATGTATTGAAGTTTACTCCTGTACGTCATTTAACTGATGAAGAGATTGATGTAGTAGAAGCTGCTCAGGCAACACAAGAATCTAAGACTGTAATTCAGTTGACTGTAGCTCAGCAAGATGGAGTTGTTAAATTACCACCAGCGGCTAAAGCTGAGGTTGAAGAAGTTATCGAAGAGCCTGTAGTTAAACGGTCTAAGAAAGCTGAAGCGCCCCCTGCAGCATCAAAAGCAAATTTAGCTGACGTTGTCAGTGCTTGGTCGGATAGTTAATAATGAGTTACGGCTATAGTGCCAAGACTATTCAGTTAAACAAAAGAGCCGATAGCAATGGGCTTGGAGTTGCGTTGGGTAGGGCGGCTATTAAACTAGGTGTATCGGTTGCAGATGTAGCCCTTACACTTAGTGTTAGCCGTCAGACCGTCTATAACTGGTTCATTGGGTTGTACACACCAAGGGGCAATGTTACTAAAGACGTAACTAGATTACTCAATAGTTTTAACAAGCACATCAAAGAATCAAAGTTTAAATAAAACCTATCAAGGAAGGTTTGGGGGGAGTAGTCCCCCCTTTTTTCCTCAACAACGAGACAACGATGGCAAATATTGACCTATTAAACAGAGTGCAAAGCCCCGATGGGTGGCTGACTGTGCTTGGCTTAAAGGGTAAGTCTGCTATACAAGAGCTTGTTCAAACACGGGAAGAATTCGATAAGTATGTAGCAGAGTTTTTAGAAAAAGGTAGGGATGTTTATTTTGGTGTAGCTAAGTTTGAAACCAATCTAAACCGCAAAAAGGAAAATGTAAAAGACCTCAAATCTTTTTGGATTGATTTAGATTGTGGCAAGTCCAAGGCAGTAGTAAACCCAAAGACAGGTCGCCCCGATGGATACATTGACCAGCCTACTGGATTACAAGAACTACAAAAGTTTTGCAAACTAATCGGATTACCTAAGCCATTACTTGTTAACTCAGGTAGAGGCATCCATGCGTATTGGCCCCTTGTTAATCCTGTAAGTAGGGAGGAGTGGGAGCCAGTTGCTAATCGTTTGAACGAGCTGTGTGTATTGCACAACCTTTATGTCGATGCAAGCGTATTTGAAATAGCCCGTGTTCTTAGAGTACCAGGCACACTGAATTTTAAAGATAATCCACCTAAGCCAGTAGAGCTAATCAGTGATGCACCAGATGTAGAATACGAAACATTTAAAAATTTACTAGGCGTAAAAGAAGCGCCAACAAAACCTTCTGCACCAAAAGAATTAAGTGAGTTACAAAAAGCTATGGCTGCTAATACCGTATCACGGTTTAGTAAGATTATGATTCGCAGCGCTAACAACGAAGGCTGCGCACAGTTGTTGTATCAGTTTCAAAACCAAGACTCTGTATCTGAACCTATGTGGTTCAATGCCTTATCTATTGCACATCGTTGCGTAGATAGAGAAACTGCAATTCACAAGATTTCAGAACGGCATCCTGATTATTCACCCGAAGATACAGAGAACAAGGCTAGCCACACTGCGTTCGCACAACGATGCGCTACGTTTGAGAAAAATAACCCAGGAGGTTGTGATGGTTGCCAGTGGAAAGGTCGTATCGGTTCTCCGATTGCATTGGGTAGAGAAATAGTAAAGGCGGAAGAAACTGAGGTTCACGAGACCGAAGAGATAGATGCGTTTGCAACACACAAAATACCGTCTTACCCATACCCTTATTTCCGTGGCAAGAACGGTGGTATTTACATAACTGTTAGTAGCGATGAAGAAACAGAACCTATTTGCGTATACGAGCATGACTTGTATGTAGTAAAGCGCATGAATGACCCTGACCCTTCTGTAGGTGAATTAGTATTGTTACGTTTGCATTTACCCCAAGACGGTGTACGAGAATTTACAATACCTCTCTCTACGGTAGCGGTTAAAGAAAGATTGCGTGAAGCTCTTTCTACTAAGGGTGTGGCAGGGATGCCAAAACAAATGGATCAATTAATGGCGTTCTTAATGACGTTCATTAAAGAATTGCAATACAAAAAGAAAGCGGAACTTATGAGGACACAATTTGGCTGGGTTGATAAAGAGAGCAAGTTTATTATTGGTGATAGAGAAATTAACAAGGATGGTGTATTCCATAGCCCCCCATCCACAGTTACACAACAGTTTGCAGAAAGCATGCACCCTATGGGTACGCTGGAGAAGTGGAAAGAAGTATTTAATATGTATGGGGCACCTGGTCTAGAACCCCATGCGTTCGCTGCGCTTACTGCGTTTGGCGCGCCGCTTCTTAAGTTCACTGGTCATAGCGGAGCAATCATAAACCTGATCCACAAGGACTCAGGCACAGGTAAGTCTACTGCGTTGTATATGTGTAACAGCGTGTACGGGCACCCTGATAGACTAGCGGCTATTTGGAAAGATACCCTAGCGGCTAAGGTACTGCACCTAGGCATTATGAATAACCTACCGTTTACTGTGGATGAGATTACCAACCTTACCCCTGCGGACTTTTCCACCCTAGCGTATAGCATGTCACAAGGTCGTGGTGCAAACAGATCTAGGTCAGACAAGAACGAGATGCGTATTAACAAGACTACTTGGCAGACTATGTCTTTAGCTAGTTCAAACGCTAGCTTCTACGAGAAAATGGGTGTACATAAGAATAGTCCTGATGGCGAGATGATGCGCTTGTTAGAGTACCAAATTCACCCAAGTAATATCATTCCGACTCATGTAGCTAAGCACATGTTTGACCACCAGCTTAAAGAGAACTACGGTCATGCTGGGGATATTTATTGCTCCTACTTAGTCAATAACCTAGAAGATGCTAAGAGCAACATGTTAGCTATCCAACAGAAAATTGATAAGGAGATGCGCCTAACCAACAAGGAGCGTTTCTGGTCTGCAGTTATTGCTTGTAACCTAACAGGGGGTTTGATTGCCCGTATGCTAGGTTTGCATGACTACGATATGAAAGCTATCTACGCATGGTCTATGCAGATGTTAACTACAGTACGTCAAGACATTGCACCGCCAGCTAATAACTCTTCTTCTGTAATTGGTGACTACCTTAATCGCCATATACAAAACATGCTGGTTGTAAACAATGAGACGGACAAGCGCACTCACATGCACTCATTGCCGATACAAGAGCCACGGGGTGAGTTGTATGTCCGTTACGAGCCTGATACAAAGCTAATGTATATCGTTGCCAAGCACTTCAAAAAGGATTGCGTGGAGTCGCAAGCATCGTACAAAGACACCTTGCATGAGCTTAAGGCCAAGGGCATATTCTTAAAAGGTGATACCAAGCAGATGTCTAAAGGCATGCGGGTCACATCCCCTGGGGTCTATGCGTTGATATTTGATTGTTCTGTGGCAGACTTTATTGATATAGATGCGATGGTTGCACCTATAGTTGAGAATGCTAGTAGAGAAGATTAGTTACAACGTTAACTGGAGAAACTTCAAAGTGGGGTATTCGATTTTCATACCCTGCATTGATGCCAGCGCTGCTAAGAAAGATATCCTACGTGTTACGAAAAGACTGAAGATAGAAGTAATTACAAAACTGGTTATTGAAGAAGGAGTAAGGGGCTTACGCATCTGGAGAATTTAACTTATACTTGAGCGTAGAACAACTCCTTGTTGTTTCTCCTCGGAAGTTAGCTCCTTCCAACTCTCTTGAACCCCGCCTAGTGCGGGGTCTTTTTTATCTTTTGTCTACAGAACGAGTACCTTCAACCAAAGGATAAACAAATGGAGCTTGTGCATCTGTTACAGATAAACCTTGAGATGATTTGCCACGGCGCTCTTCACGAGACTGTAGGGACTTGCTAATTGTTTCACCACTAATAGGTAACATAGAGTTTTTGGTATTAAATTTGTCTACTTGTTCTAGTATTGAATCAACTTTGTCGTCGTCTTCATTACGTACTGCCACATCTAAACGATTAAGTAGAGTAGCTTTTTCTTTTTCTATCTTTGTAACTATTTGTTTAGCCATAAAGTTAGATTTCTGTATTTGTGCTACTTCAGTATTTCCAAACCCTAAAGCTTGCGCAGCTAATTTGCCTGTTGTATAAAACTCTGCATCTACAATCTCATCGCCTCTAGTAGTGGTAGCACCTTCTGTGCCTAACCTATACGCAGTCAAACTACCTCTAAGCCATGCTGGGGCAAGTTTTTCAAAACCTCTATTTATTTGCCCATTATTAAAATCATCAAAAGCACCCGCAATATTTGAGCCTATGCTACCTATAGGACCACTAAAACCAAATATAAAGTTTTGGAAAGCTTCACGAGAGGTATTTCCAGGGCTATCGTCTCTAAACCACAAACCATCTAACGAAGTAGATGCACCAAGATTTAAACCTGTAACTGCGGATAGCGGACCCATTTCAACACCACGGGCTAAGGTTGCAGCGTCTTCTTCAGTTAATCCTAAAGCGCTAGCTAAGTTACTATCGGGGCCAAAATAACTAGGAATAAATGAATTTCTAAACCATAAGTCTAGATTGCGTTTACCAAGGGGATTATCTTCATCGTCCTCATCATAGTCTTCGTCGTCATCACGCATTAATTCACGTATGCCTTCTGATACACCCATGATAAAACTATATAACGGGAACCCTGTAACACCAGCAAATAAGCCAGTCATGCCTAGAGTACCAAAGAACTTAATTGCTGCTTCTTTCTTTTCGTCTTTATTTAGGAATGGCAACATGCCATAGAAGTTACGCACCAAGTACGATGTCATCTGTAGAGGGTAAGTCAAGAATTGTGTAGCTAACTTAGCTCCTGGGCTACCTTTCATCAATCTAGGCTTGTTGTACTGTGTGTAGTTAAATAGAGCGTCGTAAGTTAACTGTAAAGCTTTTTCAGTAGCAGCATCAAAAGCGGCTTTATCATCCATACCTTTTTGCTTGTAATCAGCGTAGGCTAGTTCAAAGGACGACATAAACATAATTTCACGGGAGATACGCTCAGCGTGATGAAATGCACCACCCATAAAATTAAATACACCTCTAGTTCCTCTACTAATCATGTTGTGGTACTGCGCAGTAGGCACTGCAGACATTGCGGTCATATCTCCCGCATAGGTAGACATAAAAATATCTTTATCGTTAGCAAAATTCCAAGCATCTTTTAACGCTTTTCTATACGCTGGGTCTGGATGCTCATTAACATACTTAGAGTCACCAATAGAAGGTTGACCCCATTCAGTAGTTATATTCCCGTTAGCATCTGTTTTAGTTGTGCTAAATTTATTCCACAAGGCACTATACCTAAGGGCAGTTACACCTGCTTTTGTTACACCAAATTCAGCCCCTAAAGTTGGTAAACCCACTATTGGCAACTGTGTCATCTGTATTAGTGCGGATTTAGGAGAGGTTAGCAACCAATAGAACACAAACTTGTTACCTGCTGCTGCAACTTTATTCCAGTCTATGCCTTCATCAGGGACGCTAGGTGTAATCTCATCAAGTGCTCTAGCACTAATTTCTCTAATAAGCACAGCTAGTTTTAGCTTATCTGGGTTCTGCGCTATCTCCGCATATGCAGCTGCTATGCCATTACGAATCTTATCTGCGTAGCTTAGACGAGCTAGTTGATTAGCGGCTGTATGCTGGCTAGTAATAAAGTTGCGGATTGCATCGGCACTAAAACCAGTCTTACCTTGGCGGTGTACAAATTTGCGACGGATGTCTTTATCAGGTAACGTCATCAAATACATCTGATAGATGTTATCTTTAATTGCATCCATGTCTGCAGCTGCTTTATTGCTATCAAGCATTGCAAAGATTTCTTTGAGCATGTCGCTTGACTCCACATGCTTCTCTCTTAGTTTGCGAATGTCATCCCCAACATCTATATCCCCATCGGCAATCATTTGATCTAGGCTACGATTAGTACCATTAGCTTTATTAAGCTCAGCAACACGAGTTTCAACTGCAGCATTACGGGCGGTAGCGCTCTCAAACATGTAGAACTCACCGCTCTTGCCCTTACCTTTGCTAAACCAGAAGTTACCATAACGCATTAACGGGAAATAAATATCTAACAATCGAGCTTCTTGGAACGTCTTAGTAATAGCCGCAATTAGCTTACCTTTTGGAGTAGACGCATCGTTAATATCTCCAGGTACGTTAGAAGATGCAATTTTTTCTTTTAGTAGCTTTTCATGCAGGTCAAACGTCTGCTTGTAGCTATCCCTAGCCATTTTGTATATATCATGCCCTTCACCTTTTCCAAACTTACCTAAAGCATCCCAACCAAGCATGGTAAATTTTTCACCTGTAATAGGATTATCTAAAACACCACCTTCGTACAATAGTTTTATAGCTGCGGTACGTTCAGTCCTCTGCTTTTTAAGGTTAGGCAAAGTCTTAGGGTCTGTAGAGGGGTTAAGAATATCGTTTTCTATTCTTTGTAAGGCTGGATCATTTTTTATAGCAGTTGCCATATCAGGGTGCTTAGCAGGGTCAACTTGTAGCAATGTAGCTGCATTTATTACATCAGCTAGTGCTTTGCCACCTTGTTTGTATTTTTGATTAAAGTTAATCCAAGCAGGTACTTTTTCTGCTAACTCACGAATCATACGAGTGCGCATACCAGCCATATCATTTACAGCGCCGTTAATAACTTTTATATTATTAATCTTGTCTCCTGCTATACGAGTAATATCATCTGTTGTAAAGGCCCGCATTACAAGTTTTAATCTTTTTACACTTATAGTGTTATACACAGCCTTCATTAGTCGGATAGCATCACTAGCATTTCTAGTCTGCATCATTAGTTGACCAATTGAAGTATTCATATCAGTACTACTATGAGACAACCTAAGCTTTCTGAGTGTGGTCTCTACCATCTTTAACTGCTTAGGCGCTTTGGGTGGCTTAGGTGCTTTAGGTTGTTTAGCTTTAGCCGCTGACGGCTCACTAGACTCAGCTGCCATCTCTGGTAAAGGTGCAGATAACAGCTTATCAGTAACAATAATCAAGTCTTGGAGAGCAGACATGTGGCTCTCGTCCATATCAAATAATTGACGTATGCTCTGTACAAACCTAGTAAATAGTCGATCAATAAACCCAGGTGCTTCACCTGCATAGGTTAGTTCTGGGTTGCCAGGAGTAATAATAAGAAACTCTTGCATGGCAGGTAAAGACATGCCGTAGGCTACAAATTCTTTAATATCAGTAAACGCATCATCAGGAATGTTTAACATGTCCTCAGTTAGTACGCCTAGATTGCCTGATTCTAATGCTTCAGCTTTAAGGCGATCATAGTTTTGTTTGGCTGAATCCATAAGATACATAAGCTCAAGCATCGGCACAGTTAAGGACCGAGGTACAGGTGTGTATCCTTCTTTTAACTCACTTAATCTGAAGTAAGCATCAATACGAGCAACGGTTGCAGCGTGTAAAGCTTCGTGTAACACAACAGTATTATTAATACCGCCTTCACGCATTACATAAATAGTTTTTCTATCAGGAACATATAAACCTGCTGCCCCTTCCATTTTGTCCCGTAGGAATGTAGTAGGCATATCGTCTGGACCATCTACTACAACAAACTCAACACCGTTAAGGAAAGGCAATAAACGTTTAGCTAGTAGTCGTTCAAAAGGATTGCCATTTCGAGCTATATGGTTAACCGCACCTTTAGCAAAATCAAACTTCTCAAATGCCGTGTTATCCTGTCCATTAGTGGATTCACTAATTTGGGCACGGCTAGGTGCGCCTATTTTTTGCTTAGCTTCGTGTCTTTGCTTACCAAGCTCACGTTCTTGGGGGTTAGCTTTTTGTAATAAAGCAGTGGCTCTTTTACCTGCAGCTTTATTCTTTTGGTCTGGATCAACAGATAAACTATATGCAGTCTCGAGTGCGCCTATGCGCTCTTCTCTTAATCCATACAAAGTATCCTGAGCTTCTTTCTCAGTACCAGAGTTCTCAATAATAGCTTGCTCATCAACTACTTTGCCTAGAATCTTTTCGGCTTTAGTAATATCAGTAATAGCATTACGACCTACTTCCTGACGTCCCTTACGATATGCAGCGGCAGCGGCTATTTGCTCTGGAGTCTTGTCGGCCTTTGGCCTACCACGAGGCTTGCCCATCTTAACTGGGGGTTTTGTATTAGTAGGTTTAGCATTTTTAGGTGTTCTAACCATGTAATCAACACGATCTTCAAACCCATTTTTTGTATACCAATCCCTTAACTGTTGTTGGTCTAAACCGCCAAGCGCTTCGTCTGGTTGCGCAGCTGGAATAAGAGCTAACGTTTTTCCGTTTTGATCGGCCCAATTTGTAATTGAGTTTAAAAGTTTAGTTCCTGTACCTTTGTTTCTGTCGGTAACATCCATGCCAGTTATAAGCGTAGCCCCAGCAAGGTCGCTTGATAGGTCATTATCTGCATCAAGAGTTTTAAAACCAGCAGAAGCTTTAGCAGGTTCATCTTTGACTTCAGAAGGTATAAACGCCCCTTTTTCGGACACTATTGGTTCTTTTAAGTTTTGAGGTACGGTAGTTGTAGTACCCATGCCAGATGCCATTTGTTTTTGACGTAGGCTTTCTTGGGCATTCTTTAATGCTTGTTCATCTGTTAACTGAGGATACTTAGCTTTTAATTCTGCGACTAATGTATTGAGTTCAGTTCCTTCTCCGCTTCCAGCAGTATCAGTAGTCGTGCCAGTTGCTGCCACGTTTCCTTGGGTAGTGTCCGTAGTTCCTGTGTCGGTTCCGCTTGATCCACTAGGCACAGAAACGCTTGATTGATCTGTTCCACCGATAATTGATTCAAGTCCATCTAATCCACCTTCCTGCAATATGGCGTCACCAGCAATAGAAAAAGCCTCTTCTTCAGTATACGGCTGCTTTGTCTTGGGGTTTATAGAAGCTTTTAACTTCTCAACTTCATCATTAAATTGTTTACCCAAAGCATCTATAGCCCCAGGTTTGTTAAGCATTTCGAGAGTTTTCTTTTGGCTCTCAATAGTTTTTGCTTCTTCTTCTCTTTTTGCAATAGTAGAAGGTAGGCGCTCGTATGCTTGTTGTCCACCAAATACAGCTGTCTCTAGTACGCTAGAAGGACCTTCACCAGCCATTTCTTTTATGACTTGTCCAGGTTTTTTAATCTCCCCTTCAGTAACAAGTTGAGCAACAGCTTCACCGCCACCTCCACTAATCATCTGTGCAGCTGGTTGAGCTACACCGATATTGACCGCTTCTTTTGCTAATTGATTTTTTATCATGCCCTTAGGCACAAGCATTTTACTAGCTAAACCAGCAGCGGCTGTATCTGCAACACCAATAATAGAAGCCCGAGTCATTGCATGCTCGTATGCTTTGGCAAACATTGTAGGGTCGTTTAGAGCTTTGTTAACTGCAACAGGGTCTTTGGTGTTAACCCCTTGCTCTTGAAAGTATTCTGTAATACCAGAAGATAACTCGCTAGCAAAACTGGTACTACCCATAGCCATTGCACCGACTCTAGGATTGCGTGTTACAGCACCTAATATAAGTGCAGGGACTATTTGAGGGATACTTTCTAAAGATACGCTAGCCATAACCCCCATTGGGTCAACTTGGAACGTTTGAAATGCTTGTTTTGCAGTTTCTACATTATCTAATGCAGATACTGTAGGTCTTTGTTTATATGAAGCGGCTTCAGTTTGAGACGCTGCCTGAGCTTTTAAATCTTCTGATTGGAACTTTTGAAGTTCTTCTAGTCTAGCTTTTGTTGCTTCTGGAGTTAACGGTCTACCCAAGGCATCTTTAGCAGTGCCTTCTTTAAGGGTATTAATTTCTTTTTGAAAGTTAGCAACTCGTAACCCAGGCAAGATACCCTTAGCACTTGCATAACCCGCTTTTAATGGGTCAGTAACACGCTGCATAAACGGAGTCTCTGCTTCGTACTTTGCAGTTGCTTCCGCTAATTGACGCTTTTGTTGCTCAGTTAAACCTTTGCTTACTTCGGTTGAAGGCGCACCTACTTGAGAAGATACTTGTTCTTCTGGACTTAATGTAGGCTCAGCAGCTACTGCAGGTGTACGAGGTTGCTTCTTAGCGTCAGACCTACCCTTTTCATCTGCTACTGGAGCAGCTGTAGTAGTTGGGGCAGCCGTAGGCACTGCTTGCTTACCAAGGTAAGTTAGTATTTTGTTTTTTGCTACCGTTGGGTCTGCATCCGCAATGTCGTACTGCTGACCTTGATATTCATAAATAGGCATTTTATACAGCCTTAATCTAGTTTAATTACTTTTGGCTTGCTGCCGCCCCCACCAGATTGATTTTTATTCATTATTTGATCCCTTACCTCTCCGCTAATTCTTGCATCCTCTGTTTTTTTCTCTGCAGGAGTTAATTTATTCCAATCAGACTCTGCTTTACGCGCTTTCATTCTGGCTTTATATTCTTTGTATCCAGGAGTGTTAACTGTAGCAATCTCTTTATTAGCATCATCTCTAGTAAGGTTTGCTCCAGTAACATTTACTTGTTGTTGTGCAACTCCTGCACGTGCCATTTGTGCTTGTTGTACTTTATTTAGATAATCATTTCTACCTTCAAGAAGAATAATTTCCTCAGGTCTATTATCACCCTTAGCCCTTGCATCTGCTAAATAACCTTTAGCATGATTATTTGCTCTGTCTGCTACATCAGCTCTTATATTTGCTATTTCTAACTTATTGATGCGCTCTTGCCCTTTTTCGTGCATAGCATTACCAGCAGTAATGTCACCTGCTTTCATTAGCCGCTCACCCTCAGCAACTTCAGCTAGACCTTTTGCTAAATTACCTTGACGACCTCTAAGGTCTTCTTCACGGGCAATCATTCCAGGCAATGTATTTTTTCCTGCTTTAGCTGCTGCGTAAGCTAATGGGCCTGCTTGAGTAGCTAAATTAAGTCCATAGTCTAGTAAGTTATAACCACCCTTTTGCTTTCTAGCTTGTTCTATATCAGCTTTTTCTTGAGCGTAATAATCAGATAACGCAGCTTTAGGCGCACCAACACCAGCGGCTTCACGTTGTTTTTTAGCAAACTCAACAGCTTTTTGACGAGCCATAAAGTCTTGTTGCATGCGGGCTGCTTCTTCTGGGTCTAACTCAACTTGTCCTTCATCGGCAAAAGCCACAATGCCACCACTAGCGGCATTTAATGTATCCATTGCGCCAGCAGGAGCCGCAGGTAATCCAGCCCTTTCAGTTACAGGAGTCGGCAAACCACGTTGTTGGTCTTGCATAATAGACTGCTGAGCTTGTGTTTCAGCTTGTTCTCTCATTTGTTTTTCACGCAATATTTCTAATGCCATAGCACGTACTTCTTCGCTAGAACTAGTCTTTGCAACTTGTGCTAACTGCTGAGCTGGCATCATTTCTAACTTCTGACGAATGCCTTGCACTACTCCGCTATTAGGGTTAGCTTGAACCATACCTCTATTAGCGTAGCCTGTAACGCCACCAGCGGCTAGACCCTTGATAGTTCCCCCTTCTGCAAACAAACCAGCTTGCTTAGCACCAGCTGCACCAGCCAAAAGACCAAGACCTTGCGTAATCGGAGAAGGCGCTGCTTGATAAGATTGAGTAGTTGCTGCTTGCATAGGTAAGCCACGCAACATATTAGACATAAAGCCTAACTGCATTAATGGGTACTGCTGTTGTGTAGCGTAATCTTGGATAGCTTGATTAATCTTAGATTGTTCGAGTCCTTGTTGCTGTTGACCCATTGTCGCCATTTGATTTTGACGAGCAATATCAGTAGCTTGTTGACTAGCCCCAAGTTGACCTAGCTGAGCACCAGCACCCATTGCCGCTCCGTACCCTTGCATACCTAGATTAGCGGCATATTGTTGTGACTGTATGGCTTTGTCGTAAGCTGATTGTGAACCTTGAGTTTGGATATTAGACAGATTAGTTAGTAAGTTGCGTTCCCGCTCAGTATTAGCAAGAAGATTTCTAGCCCCACCATAAGTACCTTGACGTGCTGCGCCTAAGTTTTGTGCCTGTTGAGCCATCTGTGCTTCACGAACTGCTGAAGCTTTAGCAAAATCGGTAACATTTTGTTGATAAGGCGACATATAGGACTGTGTTGTATTTGATGCGTCAAATACAGGATTATTATATTGGTCAAACATAGGGTTGCCAGCACTGTCTACTCTTTGTTTATTTGTTATGTTTTGAGCATACTGATTTCCAGCCTGAAGCGATCTAATACCAGATGCGCCTGTTAGCCCACTACCTAAAGCAAACTGTCCTGGTTGCTGCATTGCACCAGCATCAAACTGAGCTTGCTGTTGAAGCGGAGAAAATCCAGCATAGTAGTTGTTAACATCGGTGCTATAAGGCTGATACCCTTTAAACCCAGTAATGTTATAGCTACCGTCTGTTCCTTTAGTACCATTAAACAACTGCTGCTGGGTAGCCTCAAACATGTTCGTTACATACGGCTTCGCATACTCAGGAATATTTGAGGTTACCGTAGTGTTTTGAGATGGACCAGGAGTCCCTCCGCCGCTTTTACCCATATCTGCTCCTTATACTGGCAACTCGAAAGTCACCCAATGTTGTTTATATCCATCATTACTAAATATTTTAGCCCAGCCAGCTCTGGCTGTAGATTCAATTCCGTCACACCCCATGTCTTTTGCAAACCTTTGCAACAAACTTAACATCGGAGCTTTCCATTCTTTTAAATCATGCCCACCACAAAACGCCATAGTTAACAATTTACGTTTTGGGTAAATACCTATATTAGTTACTACTGCACCTTTTATACCTGTTGCATCAAAAGCAACCCACAATTGGTAATCATGCTCTACTATTGAGTCATAAATATCGTCACTTGTATACCTACCATAAGTATACTTTGCTGCCCTCTTCATAAAGGGTTCTATTTGCGCCCAGCAAGTATCAATAAACTGTGTTGGAACTAAAGAAACCTCAATCATTTAGTGTTATTACTACCCTCTTTTATGTTTTTTGCGGTTTATGGACATCAAGCCACCAGCCCGATCACCAGAAGGACCATCAGCAACAGTTGGTGCAAATCGTCCAGTTACCGCAGTATCAGCAACGGGGGTAACAGGTTTTGATGCATCAGCAACTGGAGTATTCAAAACTAAATTATTTTGCGGCGGTGGTGTATATCTATACGGTTCAGATGTAAAGGTAGCTGGGTTAACAAAATTAGCTGGTGGTGGAGCATATTGATTCATCATCTGACCATACAAGAATTGTAAACCTGCATCTGAATAAGGATCTTGCACAGAATCTGGCATATTAGCAATACCACGATTAGTTGGCGTATACGCTACCCTGTATGGGTTATCCCTATTTAGGGTATTTACTAAGTCAGTACGTTTTTGAATTAAATTTTCTGGAGTTAACAAATTTGATGTGCGGTCACGAGTATCAACACCATTATAATTAGCATAATTAAACGGCACTGTTAAACCTGCTTTTTGATACGCATCGGTTAGAACTCTATTACTTTGGTAATAACCAGGATCTTGCTTGCTTAACACTGCTTGACGCCCCGCCGCTTCTGCTTTAGCCGCTTCCATAGTTTTAGCTTCACCAATTTGTTGACCATAAATAGCATCAATAACAACTTGTCCTTTTGGATTTGCAAGTGCTGTTCTTATTTGTTCTGGAGTTTTTGCAGCGTTTAAGCTAGATGTTAAATTGCTAAAGTCTGATGCACTTAGCGTTCCATTATCACGAGCAGTATTAATAGCTGCCTGTATGTGCGGCATATTTAATATATCTTTGCCTGGGGTAGCTGTATAAGCATCTTTTCCAGAATTAGCGGTGTAAACGCCATTTATAAAGTTACTTACAACTGCTTGCTGCGTTACAGGAGTTGTAAATTGAGCTTTTCTACCACCTATCATTGACACATTCTGTGCATCAGGTGCTATATCGTAAATGCTTTGGTTAGAGTAATAGCCAGCATAAGGATCAGACTCTAATGAATTTAACTGCATATTAGTAAACGGTTCAGTAATATTTCGGGTAGTTTGCTCTTTTACAGCCGCCGCTTTAATACTATCTTTTAACTGTTGTGCTGTTAACCCTTGGTCTTGTGCTACAGACATCCAATATTGAAGACCTGCTGGTTCTGGATTTCTACCTAATGCTTGTCTATACGCAGAAGCGGCTGCTTGAACGTCCATCTGCTGCCCTTCTAAAGATTGAGCAATAGATTTACTAACGTCAGCCACACTCATGCC